GTGCCTGTGTCCTCGTAGAAGCTGATGTCGCCGTTGGAAGCGGCCCTTATTCGATCTCCAGACTTTACTCCCGCATCGGTGCGAGTTTCAATGGTAAATGTGCCAGCATTTAACCGTAACCAAACATCTTGGTCTGTAGTATCAGTTTCCTCAAGCTGTATTCTAGGTGATGCATTAGAAAATGCACCACTCCCATCCACAGTCAGCCCATCGCTGGTCAAAGTCCCCGTGATGTTTACGCCTGTGTTTGTTGTAAAGATTTTAAAAACACCGCCACTTGTAGTTAAATAACTGTTTACATCTGTTGTATCAGTTTCATTAATCAGTAAGCCAGTAGATACACCTTGTATTTTAGCAAGGCCATCCACAGTCAGCCCATCGCTGGTCAAAGTCCCCGTGATGTCTACGCCTGTGCTGGTGGTTTCAAACTTTTGGTTACCATTATAGTAAAGTTCAACTTCTGCACCAGTTTTAAAAATAGCTTTGTCTGCTGTTCCTGCTGCATTTTTTATGGCTAAATTTGTATCATTTAAAATTCTTAAACCGCCAGTGCCTTGGTCAGAAATATAAGAGTGCGACCCATCGTGATACACGCTAAGATCAGACCCTGCACCGAAGATGGCTTTGTCGTTGTCACCAAACGTAATGTTACCTGTTGTAGTAAGGCCGTCAAACTGAGGCGTGGCAGATGTAGCAATATCCTGAACTGTGCTGACAGTCGTTGCATCAACCGTGATACCCGTACCCGGACCAACATTAAACTCAGTGCCAGAAAGACTTAGACCATTACCTGCGCTATAGACCGCAGTCTCCGCCACAACAATAAAGTTAATATCTGTCGTTCCAAATACGATCTCACCAGCCGTATTCATAACGTACAGTTCACCTGCTCCAGTATCACCTTCTTTTACGAAGAACGCGTCACCCTGACCAAGGCTGTCAGGGTCAGAAGGACCGTAACTATCCGCGTCTGTCGCGCGTGTAAGCACCCAGTTAGTACTTGCCGAACCAGTATTCGTTACGGTGTATACACCGTTTTCATACCCGTTTGTCTGGTTGTAAATCAAAACGCGGTCATTGGTCGAAACAGTCACACCGTCGATAACCAACGCAGCTTGTGTGCCTGAGTTCGTAAGTGTCGCACCTACGCCAGAAGAGCCGTTGTCGTATGTTGCAGTCAGGCTACCCGCCGTGTCAGGAGACTCAACACGTACAGGATCATGGTAGTGAATACCCGCCGCTGCAATCGTATCAACATACTGCTTTGTCGCAGCTTGTAATGCAGACTGAGGATCGCGAGTTAGATTCACATCGCCGTTGGCATCAAAGTATACAGACTTCTCCGCCGGATATGTAATGAAAACTTCTGTATCTGCGGTTAGGTTAACCGCCGCACCTGCGTTAGAACTCTCTAAGATCGTATCCCTAGAAAGCGTGTTTCCTGAAGACGTATACGTCCCCAGTCCAACTTCCCACTCACCTGTACTACTCTCAAAGATTCCATAGTACGTTGTGTCGCCATCGCCCAACGCATTATTGAAGGTTTGGAATCCCGCGAAAGCTGAACCCAAGGATAAAGTACCAGTACCAGTGGTCGAACTGTATACCTTTACACGATCTTTTACGACAAGTGCCATACTAATTGACCCTTATGCTGGTGTGCCAATCCTAATTATTGCGTTTGTTGGCCCCGCTGGATCAGGGAAGCTAATTTGAAAGTCACCAGATGTGGATGTTTTATCAGAGCCGAAATCAAGAACGGCAACAGTGTTAGTTGTGCCACTACCACCGCCTGCCTCTGAATTGTAGATCAATGCACCACGAGCAGTAATAGTTGCAGACGTAAACGTTATGTCGTCAAAATCTGCGTATGCTGTCGTTCCAGAGCTTGTTGGAGTTACATTAGTTAAATCTCCACCACCTGCGAGATATGATCCAGAATTACTTACCTCATTTGTGGCGGTGTAATCTGTTGTAGCCGCTGTAAATGACGCATTATTGTCGTAAAGAGCGATCTTGAATTGATCTTCTCCAGTTGTGAAGTCGTGTTTCGCCTCAAGCAATTCCTTCTTGAAGGACGTACACATAAAGTTTCCAGTAAAGGCCATATTTAAAGTCTCCTTATAAGTTCAGCCAATTCGGGATGCCCTGCATCTTTAATGGCATTATACACAGTTGTGCGGTCACTGCGAATAGCTTGTTTCATATAATAAGCAACGACTTTTTCTATGTGATTTGAAAAAGCTTGAGCTTGATCTCTAAGTGCAGGATGAGTGTTGTTCGAAACAGATATGATCTTTTTCACACACTGTTCAGCGACCTCTTCAGGGGTAAATCCACGATTATTTGTCGTAGATACGTTCACCAAAACCTGATCTTTTGGTATTTCCATTGTGCCTGTAAACATTATTGTTTAGCCCTCACAACTTTACCTGTGCGATATTCATCAGTTGTTTCCTTAGCCTCGCCAAGCATTTTTAGACCCGCTAAGGACTCGTTGAATCTTTTATCGTAATAAGACATCATGTCCTGTTCTCCCTTCATGAACAAATAAGCCTCAACAAGGGAGCCATACAGTAGAGTTAACTCTGCATTTTTGCTCAACCAAGTTTCGCCGCTATCTAATCCAACAGTTAAACTTACTGGGCGATAAAAATAATGAAGCTCCGCAGTGTAAGCTGCGTCTGGAGTGGGAGCTAACATAAAGTTATCAACGTCAAACTGCGAATAATACTTCGGTGTTCCTGTCGTCGTCGCATCTGGAGTATAAGTTTGAAGGAAAGATGGGTCTTTAAAGTCTATAAAGAACTTATCTCCATCAGCACCTGCTAAACTTAAAGAAAAAGGCGCTAGAAAGTCACTTGGACACGCCAAATACTTGTTGCTAGAGGTCGTACTTGCCGCAGCATTTTTCCTAAATAGGCTTAATTGTACGCTTTTTAAAATGCGCTCTTCAGCTTGACGTATGAAAAGAGGTATATTTGCGACAAAAGTGGTTTCATCATTCTCTGTGTAATCTTGAATTGCTTGTTTAAGCTGTGCGTATGTAAAACTCATGATGTCACCACCGTAACTGATCCGACAGAACCTGCCATTTCTAATCTATTTGGAGTAAGACCATCATCAGAAGGGCCACCAACGGGGTTCCAACTCCATTGAATGTTTCTTTCTTGGTCCAAATTTGGCTCTGGTCTTGCACCTTTAATCGCTTCTGGGTCTGGGGGAACCCTAATTGGCTCTAATTGCGGATGTTTTGGCTCCCATTCATCCTTACCAACAAGAAGGCCATTCCACTCTTTACGCATGTCTTTTAGCCGATATCTGAAGCCAGATCGGTCTGATATGCCATAAGCCCATTTTCCTGTTGCAAACTTAGACAATGCGATAATTCCTTAAACTTGGAGATATTTGAAATGATGCACGATCTCTATCTTCATCAATCGCACGGCGCATTTCCTCTTCATACACTGCTTTTAGCATTTGAACCCGCTCCGGGGCACGTTTTAGAGACAAATAATACGCCAATCCTGCAGACAAACAGGGGTAAAATCTAAACGGAATATCCATAGTATTTACCTGTGTATCCGCATCATCTATGCGTGTTAAACAGTCATATACAAGAGTATCTGTACTATTGTCAGGAAGAGGCCAAATCTTTAAATTTGGAGTAATTTGACGGTCAAGGAAAAACTGAGTAGGTCTTCCTTCAGTTGTTTTTGTAGGAATAGCTAGATATTGATCCCTGCTAATTCTTTCAATCGTATAATCTGTATTGCTACGACGAACAACTACAGACAAAACGTCAATAACATCGGTTCCGAGGTCATATTCTCCATCAGATTCGGTAAGTGTTATTGTACGCTGCTTAATTGTCCACTGATTTAAGCCTCGATTGGCCCAATCAGCTAACATAAGGTTTAAAGATCGTTTTGCGGTCTTCAGATCATATCCAGTACGTGCTTCTAAGCCACAACGCTCAAAAGCCTCTTCGATGTACTCCGCTACATCTAATTCAAAGTCTGTTGAGCCTGATACGGTCATTTCTTCTTCCTTCTAAGCGACTTGACGCGCTTCGGTTTTCCTGCAGGTTGCCCAAGACGCTTCTTTTGAGCTATTCTACTACGCTTTTCAGTGGATGTCATCTCTGACGCTGTTTTAGGGGTTTTAGAACTTACACGTTTTGTTGGTCTGCAATATGGTGTGCCCCGTTTTTCTCCTTTTTTACGCCCACAAGCCTTGCCAGTACGGACATCTTTCCAGTCCTCTTTAAACCAACGCTTGAGTGCAGCACCTTTTTTTGTCTTACGAACAGCCATTAGCTCATCTTTGTTATTTTACGACGATTTGTCATTACTTTGCCGCATCCATTTGCAATCGCCTCTCCGCCACGTAACATTCTGCGCACTGGACGTTTGCGGTACTCATTTGAAGGCATAATTTCACCACCCATAGCCTTTTTCACAGGCTTTTTCTTACTATTTCCCCAGTTTTTCGCACCAACTTTACGACACTTTGCGATTGCTCCGCTTGCGTATGCGCTTGGAAACACTTTGTATCTTGCTTTTACCTTTCGGTAGCATGCGTCTTTTGGCATTTTTCTTCACCTTTCTCTTCATAGGTGGCTTAGACACCTGTTGAGACATTTGAGAGCGACCAATCGCCATTATTTACCAATCCCCAAGATAACTTCCATAAAAAGCTCACTATTCATTAGGCCAGCGAAAACAATAGCACCAACAATCATCCATTTGGCCTGAAAAACAGCAATCTTGATCTCTTTCATGTCAGATTGCAGTTTATCAACGCTCGTCACAAGATGATCTTGTTGGGCTTGAAACTTGACCATTTCTAGCTCAATTTCGTGAACAGTTTTCTCAGCCATCAGCACTTCCATCTTTTCCTTGCTTGTCTTAGGCGTGAATTAGGGTCTTTTGCTGCTTTGGGAAACTTCTTCATTTGACCAGCAGAACGTGCGCAATATGACTTACGACGCTTGGCGTCCTTGCTGCCTTTCTTAACCTTACCTGTTACGGCCGTCTGCAACTTGGACCCGGGGTTCTTCTTGCGATATTCCTTGACGCCCTTTTTAGTCATACCTGCACCAGCTTTGGTCTTGCGGTAGTTGCCGCCCTTGCCAGTAGTTTTGCGTATCGGATTCTCTTTTTTACGAGCCATCAGGACCAATCCTCGTTTTTAATCAGCATACCTTGAAAAACCGCACTGATTGCATTGTTTTGGTTTTTACTACACTTAGCTCTAACTTCCACATCACTCTTTTCTTCGATTTTCAAAGGCTGCGTGAAAGGGA